TTCTATTCCAGCGGCATTCAAAGACGTGGCAACGAGAGTAAAGTATAAATGCAAAGCTCGATTCTGTGATAGCGTTCTCTTGTTATCTATTTTTGGTTTCTCTTCCATATCACTCAAATGATTCGGCCCAGTGGGGCTTAGCGATTATGTCGTGAATCTTATCCTCTACGATCTTTATACTCGCAGGCTTGCGTATTACTAAGCCATATTCATTCAATAGAGTTCACGGCCCGCTTTGACGGGCAGACACACTTGGTAATACAGCCTTGCGGCCTTGGTTGAGCCTCCCCAGTGTCTCATTATGCACCTTTTAGCGACTCCTCGGCCGCCTCATGAACTCAATCAAATGAACAAGTTTTTGAGCTTTCGTTCTGTTGAGTACACAGCCGAACCCGTTGCCCACCAGGGCGGAATCGAACCATTCAACGCGTAAACTATGTACTCGACGGAACCGACGAAGACGGAACCTCGCCAGCTCGCGCTACCATTGGCTAATCCATTATACTACTTTATTCAGGTTGTTCCAGTTTGTTTTCTCCGCCTTCAAAACCCAGAAAATGGATAGAGGCATCGTTACACCTACAGACTCCTTCCTTTTGCGTCTTCTTCAATTCATCTATCAAATCCTCTACGCACTTGTGTTGTTCAAAATAGAATTCACTTAAGTTTTCTTCATCAGGATCATTTGAATAATCCGGCGCATCTATAACCATTTGAATTCGTAGTTCAACTAATGCCTTTTTCATAGTGTTGTAGAGCCACAGGTGAGACAAAAAGACATACAAGCCTAGCCGTTGCCGTTGCCGTTGCCGTTTCCGTTTCCGTAGCCGTTGCCGTTGCCGTCGCCGTTGCCGTTTCCGTAGCCGTTGCCGTTTCCGTAGCCGTAGCCGTTGCCGTCGCCGTAGCCGTTTCCGTAGCCGTCGCCGTAGCCGTCGCCGTCGCCGTTTCCGTAGCCGTTGCCGTTTCCGTAGCCGTTGCCGTTTCCGTAGCCGTAGCCGTTGCCGTTTCCGTAGCCGTCGCCGTAGCCGTTGCCTGACGCGATTGTAGTGGTCATATTACTCACTCCAGTTCGCCACCTTAGCGATGGACTTTTGAGCTTCTTCGGTACATGGGATTACTTCAATTACTTCTGATAATTGCACCTCGTTAACTTCGCAAGGAAACTTACATTCTTTTGGTTTACTCACACCTTCCATAGCAAGTTGAGAGAGTGAAGCGGCTCCTGCCCAGTACCACAAACGTCGAGCATTCAAAACGATACCTTCTTTTCCCACGAGACTTTTGAGATAACCAGCGAATACACCAGCACTGTAAGTACGAACAATGCAGTATTTCAAACCGTCAGTGTTCACAGCTGTTTGGCCTTTAATTGTTCCTTCTGGGACGTAGGTTACTCCGTCGATAATGATTGATTTCATATGTTTATTGATATTTTATTAGATTAGTAGGTGAGACATGAGCATATTAGTACTTCAAAGCTTTTTCCAAGTGGGTACGAATACGCTTTAGCTCGACCCGTCCGTCCTCGTTTTCGTCTATATGGTATTGAACGGCTACAATAAGTCCAGCAACATCTGCCCTCGAAAGTTTTAAGGCAACCATTCCGTCGGATTCAACGTTATGGTCTGGCTTGCAGAATGTGTCATGTTTAATTTTCTCAATGATTTTATCCATTTCCTTTTGGTTCCTTGGTATCTTCACAGAGACTTTTGTCTCAAGTGATACGGATTTTAAGTGTGTCATAAAGTCCTTTTCAAATCCCGTCATTGGATGAGCGCAAGAGGCACAATGAGACGGATTACAGAGGCAAGTTGTAATAAATCTGTCTTTGGCGTGTTTCTCGCAATGTGTCGTTTTAGATGACATATTGATACCGATATATCAGTTTGGTTTTAGTTTCATGCGTGGGTCTTCAGGTAACATTGTGCGTTCAAATTGAGAGGCGAACACTTGCCACTTCGCCTCACGTTCCATCCAGTAGACCTGTATCTCTTCGGGGGTGCGTCTTTTTAATTGAACAATGATAGCTCCACAATTCTTGCAAATAGGTAATGGATTTGGATCACCACCACCAGAACGGATTAGGTTTACTTCATCATGGTTGCAAGGCATATCATCCAATCGTATGTGGACATCTTAGAGCTTCGGCTTGCTTTAGTTGGGTTTGCATTTCGCCAAGAACAACCGCCTGTTTGAAACACATCGCCTGCAACCGTTCAATCTCACTTACTAGCTGGCCAAATGAATTTCGGAGGGCGACGATGAAATCGGCATCCTCACGAGTGAAGAAGTCGTCCGCGATAAAATAGACATCACCTGTTTCCATCAACGAGTTTATATTGACGGAAACTGTATCTTCATCAACTTCGTATTTCCCTTTCGTCGCCTTTGATTCGAGGTCTTTCAGTTTTTGGAGGTCGAGCATATCTATTCGTTTTTAGGCGCAAGAGCGAGGGCGGCGTCACGTTGGTCTATCCACTTCTGACCTAAAACCCACGAACCGTAGAAAGCATTGAGAATCTTCTCTACACTCTCTGAGTATTTCTGCCACTTAGCTTCACGGGATTCCCAATCTTTCTTCCAAATCGCGTAAACTGAAATCGCATCCGTTTTCTGTTCATTCTCTTTCTCCAACCGCTCTATCGTTTCGCGGAGACGGGTGAGTTCTTCGTTCTGCCCTCTATAACTTTCGGACAGGATTTTGTTTCCTTCGTGCCATTTCACCAATTTCTCATTCTCTTTCTCCAACCGCTCTATCGTTTTGGTTTTTTGAAATTCGCTTCCTTTGCAGTTGATAATCGTTTTTGAATCCTCTACAAATGCTGCTCGAAGGTATTGGACTTCTTCTTCCAACCGCTTTACTTTTTCCTGTTCATCACAGAGTTTATCAGCGAACTCGCCTTTGGCCTTGTTGCTGCGATCCAACCGCTCTAACTCGGCGATGAGGGAGGGGAAGGCCGCCAATACAGCCGATATAAACTTCAATTCATCTTGATTCAATTCGGTTGTCTCAACTCCTTCAATTTTAATGTTTGTCAGGATTGCTCGTGCGCCATCACGAGGTCCTTTCGTCGCCTTCGCTTCCAGTTTCTTCAACTCTTCGATTGTGTCGTGGATGGGCATATCAATACGTAATGATAGTAATAGCAATCCCGAGGATCACAACAGCTGTCATGAAACCGACCATGAAACCAATGTACCAAGAATCGTTCATACACCAAGTATCTTACGCGCCGCCTCCAACGTCGCGGTGCGGCAGTAGTTAAATCCATCGACGTAATATTCATCGCGGTAATAATCGTCTGGATCAACGGTTCCACGCACTAACGTCATCTTCATTTCTACTGGTAAACAACTCGTAACGAACTCCAGGGCGAAGCGTTGGAGGATTTCTTTTATGTCGTCGGGATAAAAGAACAAACCTTCACCTTTATCTATGGCTTGGAAACATTCATCAATGGTCATATTCAGGATTCGTTAGGATGGCGGCCAAAGGGGTTAGGAATTAAGCAACCAGGTTCCAACTAATATGCAGACGACCGCGGTCGAGGCGACAAGGAGAATGGTCAATCCCTTTCTCCATCCCTCTGTCAAAAATAACCCAAGAACAAGCAAGACAAAGGGAACTGATAAAATGCCATATCCTAGGACTTGTTTAAGGTTCATATTATTCTTCCACCGAATCAATCACTTGATTTAAGATGGCACGAATGACGGTTTGGTTGCTGGTCTTCTGCTTCTTAGCGATGCGTTCTATCTTGTCGAACACGGGGCCTTCAATACGCAACGCACCGATGATGCGCTCGGTCTTTTGATGGAGTTGAAGTTTCATAGTTAGTTGCGGGATGAAAGGAATGATTGAATGGATGAATCCGTTTAAAACCTGACTTCTTACGAGAGCCAGCATCCTTCAATCATCCATCACATCCCACAAGTTGGATTAAGATTTAGCGAGTTCGAGCAGGCGTGCTACATCTTTTCGTACTTGATCTCGTTCTAATTTTAATGCTTTATTTTCTGTCTCCAGACGCTCTATTGTCTTTATAATTTGGGGGAGCATGTCCCACAAGCTCATTAGATTTTTGTATTTTGTTGCGAATGTCATAAATTATTATTTTGTCATTCACCACTTTGCTACCAGGGATGGATGGCTGGCGGGGATTTAGATGAGAGGCGCGGGATGGCTAGTAATCCTTTGCCATTTCATTGATTCTGACTCGCGCCTTCTCTTGACGCTCCTTCAAGGACTTTTTGAAAGATTCAGGGACGTATGAGTAAAGATATTTGATGCGCTCTTTCGGTTCCATCAACACCATTACCTGCGCGTGATGTTTCCAAGCGTCTTCGTATCTGTAGCTTTCGGCCATCAGCGCGGGAACAGGCGCATCCACGAAAGTTAGGTCTGGTCTAACCAAGATTTCAATTTGTGGGAACCTAGAGAAGAATGCCTGTAAAAACGAATGGTCAAGACAGCTGTGATCGTCAACTGGATAAGACCTATAATCTATCATTTCAACAGCCGCATCCATCAAATCAGCTTTTCTTCCATAAAGATTCTCTAATGACTCACGCTGTCTTGATAGCCAAGCCTGTTGCCATCCACACGTAAATGCCAACAACCTTACAAGTTTTTCTTTATCTTCGAGTACGAAGCGAAATTGATGTTCTTGCATACCCTATTTCTTTATCAATTCATTTTTTAACCTCGTTCTGATTTGGTAGGTCGAGCTGGCGGCGTTTGTTCAGCACCCTGCAAAGCGATGCGGCATTCTTTTACTTGCCTTCGAGCAAGTGTTTGTGTTCCCAGATGTTGCCGATGACTTCCAGCTTGACCATGTTCGGTTTCTTGTAGGAGATACTTCCGTCGATTGGACGCGTCATTGTCTCTATTGGCAGGTTTTCGTCACCAATGAGTCTGACTCGAAATCCCGCCTGAGTTTCATCCCAACGAAACTCCCAAAGTTTACCAAAACAATCTTTTCCTAGATCTCCCTCGAAGCATTCCTTTCCTTTCGTATCGAGGAGGCCTGTAAATTGCATGAGTTCAACGTCTTCAATAGGACAAAATGACTGCCAGTTCCAAAGTCGTACTTCCTGATTTCCTGATAGCGTTTCATGGATGCTTCTTACACGTTGCATACCGTTTATCTTTCCATCAATGTCATCTGATTTTTCTTTCGACCATGTTTTGTGCCATGCTCTAAATCGTATTTCTCGCATATCCCTATTCACAATTAAACTTCTTTAACATCAGACCTGCGGACGTATTCCACTCCATCAATCGTGATCGTCTTTGTCATACATTTATTGGTTGAGTTTATTTAGTAATTCTTTAATGGCTTGCGCGGCAGCCTCGGCCTTCTCACGGGTGGGGAAGCAGTTGCCGACAGCAAATAACTTCTCTTCATGTTCGAATCCAACCTCTGACCAACCGACACCACAATACAGATTCACAAACCAATATTCTTTGGACGGCTTCCAGCGTGGTTTTGGTTGAGGGGGAGGCGCGTGGACGATTTCTTGTTTCAGGGAAAGGGGCATATTATTGTGAACAATGCGGGCATTTATTTATCCATGTTTCCTCGACTTGTTGGGCCGTCCATCCATTTTGTTTCGTTTCCTCGACAAATTCCTTGTAGTGAACGCAGCCAGTAAAAATCTCGCTTTCTCCGCACTCATCGCACTCGATCTTTCCTTCATTGAAATTGATTGACATAGTTCCTCTACTTTAGCACAGAGTGGGACACGGGTCAATTAGTTATCCACAAAAAAATACCACGGAGGTTTGACCGAAGTCTTTTTCCGTGGTACTTTGGGATCATGTTCGCTGGATCATGTTCGCACATATCCCGCAAAACATCAAGCGGGATTTGTTTTATGCCCGTGAGCTGACGGCTGGGAACGTGGTCGGGCGAATCCCGTGAGCCACCCCTGGATGCCAAGCCAAGTCACGGGAACTGATGTCGAGCGATGGAGCTACCCCAGGGCGGTAGTGACTAAACCGATAACAGCGTGTGATCAGCGTTCCTCCTTACGCTGATCGACGTAGGCAATCCCCATGGCGGGGCGAGTACAGAAGGCTGGTGAGACGATGGGAGAGACAACCCTATCAACGTCAATAACTAAATCCCTTAACTTACGGGGGCTTTTGTCTTCGCTTCCAGGACTGCCCGATATGATAGCTTGTAACAAGTGTTTGGAAAACAACTGGTCGTACCATCACGAAACGGAATCAACTGCGACGCATCGCATTAGCACAATCACCGCTACCTGTAAGATGTGCGGTTCAGAGGTTTCTTGGGATAAATCGAAACCGATTCCCAAAGGGGGATTGACGGTTACGTTTGAAACTATTGAAGGAAAAATGCTTCGCGATGGCAAGGCGTTTGAATTTCCAAAAAGAATTTATGAACTTGCTGGATCTCGTCCGTGATGAAAAAAACAAACAGAAGCTCGTAGATCAATGGGTAGAATCTCTAGAGCCTCCGTTTGGCGTCTTAGAAAGAATCCACAAGGAAAGATTGACAAAGCACCTAAAATCTGATAAAGTAGAGTCAACATGATGTTCATCCTCGGCCTAATTGTGGGTCTTCTCATAGCCTTTGGATGTTCTTTGGCTATCTTGGTCATCGAAACCAAGCTGCCAGCCTCTCGTAAGATCATCTACCGCGTCCAGCAGGCAGTACCACGCATCAAGGCGGCTATCCTCGACACGGACGACGAAACCCTGGCGCGCGACGAGCTGCTCGAAGAGAACGACCGAAACGGAGTGGATACGGAGCTTGAATCAATCATCTGATCTCTATGGCCCACTTTGGCGAAATGTACGTTCCAGGCATTTACCTCGAAGGCCCAATTCCATTACCAGATTCCGAGGCAGTTGTGTATAAAATCGCTGGCAAGTTGAAAGAGCAGCCGACAGAGTTTGAACCTGGTTCAGTGATCCCGAAGATCTACACCTGGGCGATGACGATGCGGCAAGACGATGTGGAACGCCTCGAAGAAGTGATCCAGGCCTCGTTGAGAGAATTGATCGGTTCGGCAGAAAAGATTGGCGGCTTCGACGAAACCTGGAACGGTGAATGGAAAACCAAATAGCCTATGCGCGTCCGCTGCTACGTCTGCCACAAAGATCACTCCTGGCAAGGACGACTGCCAGTCATCCCAGATCGGGTACGCATGAATCCCGACAACTGGTTCTTTCGTGCAGGCAACGCTACTTGTTGGAAGTGTAAGGGCTGGACACCACATCAGAGCTATCGAACCGCCGAGGTTGATCGTCAGATATTCGAGCAGCGTTACTGGCACTGGCAGGATTTACTCCAACGCAACACCGACGGATTGTTTGAGAAGGTTTACGGATCTCCCACCGATCCATTCGCAACGAAACTGGCTAAACAGGAGGGTAACGAGCTATTATGATGAGATATGGCCACTTTGCGACAGAAACGGCTTGCTAAGAAACTCGTCGAGGCAGTGTCTAATGGGGATTACGACAGGTTAGACACAATGCTGGTTTCAGCTGGCTACGACGAAACGACAGCGAAAGCAACACCTGGCCGTGTGATAGCCGCAAAAGGCGTCCAAGAGGAAATGAGAATACTTGGCTTCGATCCTGAAACTGCCAAGGGAGTTGTGAGCGAGATCCTTACCAATGTGGAAGAGAAAGCGCGAGATCGTTTGACGGCTGCTGACATGACTTTCAAGGTTCATGGGACATACGCGCCCATTAAGGCTGAAGTGCTTCAAGTGAACATTGATCAGGCTCGTTTGGAAGAATTGGCTCTCCTCTCACATGGGATCAAAACCAACGTCCGAACAAAATACGTCAAGTCCAACTAAGCAGGATCTCATCGACCTGACGACGTTGGAGTTTTCCATTTGGCTTGATCTCTACAACGTGAAGAACGAGAAAGGTGAATCGCTCGATTGGCGCGACCATCTTTTTCTTTTTGATATCGCTGATGATTGGTCGTCGCTTCAGATCGTGCTGAAGGCAGCGCAGCTCGGCTTCTCAACGCTGATGATCATCAAGACTCTGTGGGCCGCAAAGTATAAAAGGTTTGAGATCATCTACACACTGCCGACGATGGATGCGATGTACGGCTTCGTTCGCTCCAAGGTCAACCGCATCATCGAAAACAACCCAGAGCTTCAGAAGTACATCAAAACATCAGACACGCTCGAACAGAAGCAGGTTGGGGATAACATGGTCAACTACCAGGGAACCAACACGCTGGCCGACACGCTCATCACCACGTCGGATCTGAACGTCAACGACGAACTCGACGCGTCGAGCCAGGAGAACATCGAGAAGCTGGACTCACGCCTTCAGCAGTCCAAGTACAAAGGCAAGTGGCAGTTCACCAACCCTCGCAACATGGGTGCGGCTGGCTCCGTTGCGTGGGAACTCTCGGACAAGAAAGAATGGTTCATCACCTGCCCCGAGTGTGGTGAGGAGCAGTATCTTCGCTGGCCTGAATCCATCGACAAGGTGCGCGAGTGTTACCAATGTCTCGGTTGTGACGCCGAGATCACCCGTGAGACACGTCGGGTTGGCGTCTGGAAGCCCACAGCTGTTGGTGAATGGTCTGGCTACCACATGAGCCTGATGATGGCTCCCTGGGTCACGGCACGCGAGATCCTGGGATACTTCAACACCAAGGGACACGAATACTTTTGGGGATCGGTTCTCGGTCTGCCATACGCTGTGGATGGTTCGTCGATCAGCGACGACATCTTCACGCGCAACATGACGCTCCAGGTCAACTCGCAGAAGGGAACAATCATCGGCTGCGATAGTGGCGTCAAGAAGCACTACGTCATGGGCAACTCCGAGGGACTTTACTTCTACGGCGTGACGGAAAGCTGGAAGACGATCGAGCAATATCTTCGCAACGATTCAACTGCTGTTCTGATCGTCGATGGTGCCCCTGACATCACAGGGCCGCGCGAGTTGCGTGAGAAGTTCCCTGGTCGAGTGTTTCTGAACCACTACGCACGCGACAAGAAGAACTTCAATCTTATAAAATGGGGTGAGAAACAAGACTTCGGCTCCGTGGCCTCGGATCGTAACCCGATGATCCAGTTAGTGATTGACGAGTTCCTGACGCGCCGCATCCCGCTTCAAGGCAACCTGATGGATTGGGAGGATTACATCAAACACTGGCGCACGCTCTACAAGGTCAACGGCAAGGATTCGCGGGCCAACGACATCTTCCAGTGGCTCTCTTCAAACGGCATGGATCACTGGGCGCACGCAACGGTGCTGTGGCGCGTCGGCATGGAGAAATACGGGCAGAAGGGTCAAGCCTCGTTCATGTCATCAGGCGAGGACTCAACCGAGCTTCGACCGTCGCCATCGCTCATCTTCGGCAAGACGCACGCGCCATCGCCAGCGTTTCCAGACGAGGACGAGGTAACCGATGATTGATATGCCACCCACCCTGCTTTCAATCCAGATCGTATCGGCTGACACCAAGATCCAGCGGTACATTGACCTGGCAAACATCTTGATTGCTTCGGGTGCTTTTGACATAGCGGAAGGAAGTGTTACAATCCACTATGATAGCGCGGGTTGTATCAAGAAATTGGAACGTAAAGACAACTTAGCCGTACTCGGTTGCTCCTGATTCCCTACCTATACAGCGGCGGGATACCTTCAAGAATTTATTCTTTGGTGTCTCGCCTTTTTGTATGGGTTCTCCTGATTTACTCGATGGATTCTTCTCCCTTGGCCAAGATATCAACAAGGTTGAGAATCCCGAAAAACTGGAAACGATGGAAGGCCCACTCACGCCTTCTCTTCCTGAATTACAAACAGACACCAATGACGCTGATCTTTTGAAATCAGCGAAAACTTGGGAGGATCGCTGGAAGGATTTTGATTCTGGCCTTCAGAAGCGTCGCAAAGCCTCGGATGAATACTGGTTGGGCAAGGCGTTCAACAACAACATCGACGACATGGTGAAGAACGATCCAATGGCGGACAACACGCTTTGGGAAGCTCTCGAAACCTTCATCCCGTTCTCATCGGCGCGCAATCCTGATCCAGTCGTGACGACGGACAACACGCCTGACGGCATTGATCTCGCGGACAAGGTGGCCCAGTTCCTCCGCTTCCAGGCCGATCGTCAGTCGCTCAAAATCAGCCTGTCGCGTCTCACGCGCTACTGGGCTATGTACTTCCTCGGTGTGGTGCAGGTCGGTTGGTCAGAGCAGTCGGACGACATCAAGACGGTCGTCAAACGTCCACAGGTGATGATCCTCGACCCTGATGCCACGATCGACGAGAAAGGCGAGTACACGGGCGGGTACCTCGGCATTCACCGCAAGGAAACGGCAGGCGACATGAAGCGCATGTTCAAGTCGATGGCCAAGGAAATCGACACGGAATCAAAGGACAACGATGCAACTGAGATCGGCTTCATCGAGTGGTGGACGCCCGACATGACGTTCTCGACGTTGAAGAAGAAAGTCCTTTCCAAAGGCCGCAATCCTCACTGGAACTACGACATCCCGCCTGATCCGAACATTCCAGGTGTCAGTCCGAAAGCCTTGCGCCGTGGGTTGAACCACTTCCAGCAGCGCAAAATGCCGTTCATCTTCCTGTCGGTCTTCAACTTGGGCAAGCATCCAGTGGACGATACGAACATGTTCGAGCAAGCGATTCCAAACCAAAAGAACATCAACGAACTGAACAAACAGATCCGCAAGAACGCGCAGAATACCAACAATGGTTTGGCAGTGTCGGGCGACGTGTTCACCAAGGAGCAGGCATACAGCGTCGCTGGAGCCGTCCGCAAGGGCAACACGATCTGGGTTCCAAGCGGTGACGTGAATAAAGCCATCGCACGCCTAGCAGCCCCAGAGTTGGCTCCGATGGTCTATCAAACACTCCTGGACTATCGCAACGAACTCAAAGGCATATTTGGAACGAAAGTCTTGTCGGGTGGTCAAGCTGCTCAAGGCGATTCCAAGACGCAGAAGGGTCAAGCAGCCGCGCGCTCGCAGGAATTGGATCGAATCGGTGGGGGTGTCACAGCCTTCATCGAACAGGCAGCCGACAACATTTACAACTGGTGGGTTCAACTCTTCTACGTCTACTACTCCGAGGATCACACTGCTTCGATCATCGGGAAGGAAAACGCCGTCGAGTACGTCGAGCTGAAGAAGTCGGATCTGAACCGCCGCATCCGCGTCACGATCAAGGAAGGTTCGATGATCCCGCAAGATCCGATGTCGCGCCGCAACGAAGCCGTGGAATTGTTCTCGGCTGGTGCGCTCGATCCTATCACGCTGTTTGAACGCCTCGATTACCCGAACCCACGCGAGGCCGCGAAGAACTTGTATCTGTGGAAATCAAATCCTGCTTCGCTCTTCCCAGAATTGAATCAGCCACAGAAGCCAGATGATTCTGGTCAGGTATCACCTGCGGGTGGGCCAGCCGCGCCGCCAGCACCGCCTGGTGTCCCTGGTGCGCCGCCTGGTTCCCCAGCGGGTCTACCGCCACCGCAACAAGCCCCAGCACCTCCAGCAGGCCCGATGCCTGCGCTCGGAGCCTCTAATAACCCCTTAGCCTAAGATGTATGCCTTTTCCCCCGCCCGCAGCTATGCCGAAAGGAAAGATGCCGATGAAGAAAAAGAAAAAGTCGAAACTGGGCTATCAAGCCGACGCGTTGAAGGCTGCCGCCGCCGCGCCACAGCCGATGCCAGGTAAGTAATTTCATTCACAATTAAACCAAAAACCTTGTGTCAGACTTTTTAGCGAGCCTGCCGACCGACGGTGAAGATCCGTTTGTCGAGCAGACAGAGGAGATGACAACTCCTCCCGCCCCGCTAGCGGACAAAGAATCAGAGGAAGACGAGCCATCGCAGGAGGGCGAGAATACTCCTGGCGAAGTCACTGATCCTAAGAGTGCGGAATCGCACAAAGTACCAGTTGGTCGCTTGCGCGAAGTTGCGCGCCGCAATCGCGAACTGTTACGCCAGAACGAAGAACTTCTTGCCTTCAAGGAAGAGCAGGAGCGTAAAGCTACGCAAGCCGCCGCACCAGCCGCCAGCACTGATCAGGCGGTGCCAGCATGGTTTGGAGGCGACAAGGCCGCTTGGGACGCATACCAAGCCCATCAAGCGTCTGAACGTCAGCGCGTGAAGGAAGAATTGGTTCGCGAACAAGAGGCTCCACGACTTGCGGAGCAGCGAGCAACTGAAGAAGCTAATGATTTCATCGACGATCAGTATGCCGCGCTTGAAGAAAGCGGGCGTATCAAAACCCCAGAGCAACGCCAGGAACTCGCGAAGTTTATGCTCGAAAATCCAGTCATGGATCAAGACGGAAACTACGATCTGGCCAAGGGTCTGACGCTGATGGAAAAAATCAACGGCAATTCCAACGCAGCCCGCATGGGTGCGCGCAAGTCCTTCGCCAATTCACTGTCACCCTCGCACAGCGGCGGTGATGGAAGCGGTGAAAAAGACTACATGACCGCTGCGGACTTCGCAGGAAAAGACGTAACCGACCTGTTTTAATCTCACTCATTCAACTCTATGGCTACATTAGGCAATCGAGTTACCACTACCACACGTTTCAAGCTGATGCCTTTCGTGGTTGACACTGTGCTTAAAAGCAACGTGTTCTTCACACGCACTGTATCGCGCGCGAAAAAGTGGAGCGGTAACCAAATGAAGTACCCAGTGAAAGTCTCTAAGAACAGCACGGGAACCTCGTTCGCAGGCATGGATACGTTCTCCACGTCCGCCACGAACAACCGCCAGCTCTTGGCCTTCGATCCTGCTTTCTATCAAATCTCGGTCGCCTTGCCGCTTGATGAATTGTCCGCCAACGCGACGGATGATCAGATCATCGACCTCGCTGCGATCGAAGTGAAGGGTGCCGCACAAGACATGGCCGATTCGGTCGGTGGCTTGTTCTATCTCGATGGCACGGGCAACGGAAACAAAGATCCTTTGGGTCTCGCTGCGATCGTCGATGACGGTACTTCCGTTGCGACGTTCGGTGGATTGTCCCGCACGACTTTCCCAACCATCAAAGCAACCAAAACGGCTTCGGGCGGCACACTGTCCTTGCCGAAAATGGCGACGCTCTACAACGCCGTGACCTCTGGCACGATCAAGCCGACTGTCGGTGTGACCGATCCCGCGACCTGGGCTTTGTACGAACAGCTTCTCCAGCCGCAAGAACGCATCAACAAGACGCCAGCTAACATGAAGAACGACAACAAGGGCTTGAACTCCCAGTCGGGCTTCATCGGTGGTACAGGCTTCACTGGCTTGGACTATAAGGGCTTCGCGATCTTGGCTGATGAAAAGTGTACGGTCGGCAACCTCTACTTCTTGAACGAAAACTTCATTGAGTGGCGCGCGCTCCCGATGGCGATGACGGAAGCCATTAAGTACAAGTCCGTTGACATCGAAGGCAACGATTACTCGAACGTGCTGGGCCTCGGCTTCTCATGGAGCGGCTGGATCAAGCCTTCGGATGCCGCTGCTGTCGTCGGTCACATTTACCTCGGTGGCGAACTCTGCTGCGACAACCCGTTGCGCCAGGGCGTTTTGACAGGCGTGACAGGTGTGTAAAAATTGCTTGACGGTGTAGATCAGAAGTGAGAATATAGTGGCCTATGAAACCCACATCTCTCAACGAAGATCAGCTCGTCAAGGAATACGCCGAAGGAAAGTCAATGACAGTCCTCGGTAAGCAATTCGGCTGCGACGCAAAGTCAATCTCGCGCCGATTGAAAAAGCTCGGAGTAAAGGCTCGTCCGTTCTCAACTAAAGGGATTCCATTTTCACGGCTTGGTTATCATCATTCGATAGAAACCAAAGAAAAGCTGCGTCAGGCTCATCTTGGGAAGAAACTAACCGAGGAACATCGTTTGAAAGTCATTCAGACTCTCAATCATGGAACTGGAAACGGAAACAATGTTTGGAAAGGCGGAAAGGTCTTAAGCAAAGATGGATACGTTTATGTGAGACAGCCAGATCATCCGAACGCATTAGCGAATGGATATGTTCGAGAACATCGCCTTGTGATGGAAACAAAACTTGGAAGATTGCTCGAAGAGCATGAGGTTGTTCACCACATCAATGGATTCAAAGACGATAATCGACCAGAAAATCTTGAACTGCTTACTCAGTCGACGCATAGCCACGAACATTGGGATCGTCCCGAAATGAAAGACTGGCAGGCGAAACGAGTGAGTGAACTACGTTCTAAACGATTCTGGTCTTCTAAGAAAAAATAATCACCTTTGACCCCGTTTACGGGGGAGGGTCTACAAGATTATGTCGATGTTACTCGAAGATGCTTTGCCTCTGGTGAAGTACCAGGGGCTCAACACGAACAAGAACGTGGTACTCGGCGGCACGCTCGCTGTTACGGGCACGCTCGCTGTTACGGGTGCGACCACGCTTCCCGCTGGTACGACGATTGGCGGCGTGCTCGGTGTTCCAGGCGCAGTCAACGCCTCTGGTGGCGCGACCGTTGCGCTCACGGCCGCCCAAAGCGGTCAGGTATTCTTGATGGATGCTGCGACGGGTATCGCGTATACGCTACCGACGACGCCTGTTGCGGGGATGATCTTCACGTTCATTGTGAGCGTGTCGGTTACCTCCAACGCGCACAGCGTCACAGCAGTCCAGTCAAGCATCTTTCTTTCAGGCGCGGTTCAATCGCTTATCAGCGCATCGGCTACTACCAAAGCGTTCTTCGCAAACGGAACGAGCAACTACACCCTCTCGATGAACGGTTCAACGACGGGTGGATTGATCGGGACCACGCTCACGTTCACGGCCATCTCCGCGACCGTGTGGAACGTAACAGGTTTGGTCGCCGCCTCTGGTACGCTTGCCACACCGATTACATAAATCATCTAAGCCCTATTTTATGGCTACAAAACTCTGTCCAGGAATGGTCACCGCGCCTGATCTGGCCTTCTCGGACAACACCACACAAGGTGCGAACCTCGGTGATCGTATCCGTTCAACGGACGGTCGCGAGTTCGTTTACGCCCAAGTCGGCGCGACCGCCTGGGTTCCAGGTAAGGTCTATCAAGGCGCGGCTGTCGTCGCCAACCACCAAAACATGGTTTGCGTCACACCGTTCACTGTCACTGGTGGTCAATCCATCAGCGCAACGCTCGGCGGCACCGCCTCGACACTCGGTCAATACGCGAACGGCTATTGCTTCGTGAACGACGGCACGGGTGCTGGTCAAACCTTCTTCGTGAAAACCAACACGGCCCAGTCCACCACGACTGGTACGGTGGTCATCACGATTGAAGATCCTGTGATCACGACGCTCGACACGACCTCGCGCATCAGCTTGATGCCGAACTTGTACGCGAACACCATCATCTATCCTACGACCGCAACCAACGCCGTTGCTGGTGTGGCTCTTTATCCTGTCGCTGCGACAGATTTCGGCTTCCTCCAGACGAAAGGTTTGATCGCTGTCTTGAACGATGCTGGTACGACCGTCGGCCTCGGCGTTTCCCCTTCAACCAACACCGCTGGTGCTGTGATGACGGTGGCTGCGACGACCGTTCAGATCGGCATGGCCGCTCAAACGGGCGTGACAACGAAGTACAACTTGGTTTTCTTGAACATCTAATTGTTCAAAGGCTTATCGGGGCTGTGCCTAAAACAGCCCCGTCGGATGTCAAATAGCGGAACTCATCCACCGCCAAACCCTTATGAAAAGCGTCTTGTTCAAGAACTTCACGGATCGTACCTTTACCTGGCAGTGGAACAGCGTCAGTTACACCTTCAAACCTCACCAGGAAATCTTTTTGGAGGATTGGTTGGCAGAACACTTTGCCAAGCACCTGATCGACGACGAGATCAACCACATGAACATTGGCGTCAAAGATGCCGAGAAACAGATTCGCACGAATAGCGTACCTGTGCGCGCTGAAATCTATGCCAAGATTATCTTCCAGCAAGATGATTCCGAGGAGGTTGACCAGAACCAAATGACCACGGAGCTTTTGAACAAGAACAAGCCAGTGCCTCCGCACTTGCCGCAGCCAGATCAGCCAAGCTCCAGCATTAAGGGCAAAGCTCCTTTCTGCGACACATGCGATTCAAAGGGCGTTCGACACAAAAAAGGCTGCCCTAAATACACTCCTCCCGCTCCCGTAACTGAAGCCGCCGTATGATGAAGCTCTTTCAAAAGAGCGACCTACGAAAAGCGCAGCAGGAACAACTTGCAACCTTGACCCAAATGAAAGCGAAACTTCAATCGGAGATCGCCAAACTCATCAAGGACGTGAATAAACTGCGCGACGAACATCAGAGCCTCATCAACGACGTTACTGACTTACGGAACAAGCGGAGAGATTTATCCTAAAATATGTCCCAAGAACTTCTTCGACACAAAGGCGAGATTATCCGCGCGGACATCTCGATTGCTACGTCTGGCAACAACACCATCATCACGGGCGTTGCTGGAAAGACGATCCGTATCCATCGGATTACCTTGTTTTGCAATGTAAGCAACAACATCACGCTGTACAACGGAGCGACAAAAATAATGGACGTGATGGACTTCACATCCAATATGGGATGGGAACATGATTCGTGCGATCACTGCCCGTTTGTTCTCGCAGATGGCTCCAATTTCGTCCTCAACTTGTCGGCTTCTCAACAGGTAAGTGGTTCTGTTTGGTACGCACAAGATTTGACGCTTAACTCCTAACACATCCCCGTATGTCAGCTTTTTTTGGAAGCGGCGGCAATAGCGGAGTCATGGCTATTGGGGATGCCGTTGGGAGTGGAACCAGTGGATCAGTTTTGTTCGTAGACGGTTCAGGAAATCTGGGACAAGACAATGCCAAGTTCTTTTGGGATAATACGAACTTTCGTTTAGGGATTGGCACAGCTTCGCCAACGGCTACTCTTTCCGTAGCGCAAACAGCATCTTCATCAGGCGTGCCCATCACAGCCTTGTTTACGCCAGCATCCAATACAGCAATCACGCTCTCGACAAACGCGCCGCAATTTATACTTGCAACCTCAACGCAAACCTACGCGACAGGTGCATTG